ACCTACGATCCAGGTGATGGCGGAAACGACGCTTCTGCTCTCATCTTTGGTGACTTCAGCCAGCTTATGGTTGGTCTCTTCGGTGCGCCAAGCATCCTCGTTGATGAAACAACGGGCGGTTTGGCTGGAACGGTTCGCATCATCGTCCATCAAGACGTTGACATTGCGCTCCGTCACGCTGAGAGCTTCTCCATAACTGACGAAGTTTCAGTAGCGTAAAACTGACGATTGAGGGAGGGAGTAAAATCCCTCTCTCTTTCATTTGAGGCGGAATATGAAAATCGAAATTCTAAAGAAATGCTTTGTGGGGACAGGTGGCAATTTGCGACCCGGCGATAAATTAGAAGTTGCTGACAATGTTGCGGTTCGCTTGGTTTCCGGTGGTTTAGCAAAAGAAGTTAAACGCGGTGGTCGTCCTAAAAAAATGGAACTCGACAATCGCGCGTTTGATGTAGATGAATTAGAAATTCCAGAGGCGGAATAAATGGCAGTCGAAACGGCAGACGACAGAGCTTATATGCTTAACATCGATGACTGGGGTGTAGCTGCTACCTATACTCCGGCTGGTGGATCGCCTTCGACTGTGAACGGGATATTTGATAACGATATTGTTGAAGTGGATGCTGGCGGGGGTGTCCCTATGGCGGTGAGACAACCGCGATTTGTTTGTCGAGAAGCGGATATTTCTAGTGCTGCTGATGGTGACGCGATAACGATTAGTGCTGTTAATTACACTATTCGCGTCGTCGATCACGATGGTACTGGAATGACGACGCTTACGTTGGAGCGTGCATAATGGCTCACGTTAGACAATCAATCAGAAGCAACATAGAAACCACTCTAACTGGTTTAACAACGACCGGATCGAGGGTTTATGCTTCAAGGGTTTACCCGATCCAGAGTGCCGGGATGCCGGGGCTTTGTATCTACACCTCTAGCGAGACAATTGAAGCTCAGACCATTAAGCCGCCGCGTGGTTTGATCCGGTCCCTAGAGGTGTCAGTCGAGGCGTATGTCGAGAACGCCAGTGCGGATGATACTCTCGACACGATTTGCGCTGAAGTCGAAGCTGCAATGACAACTGACCTAACACGGGGCGGATATGCTAAAGATACTAGACTAATAGGATTTGAAGCTGAATTTGCTGGAGAAGGTGAACGCCCGGTGGTTGTCGGAAGACTACAATTTGAGATATTGTATTCCACAAGCGAAGCTGACGCAGAATCCGTCTATTGATAGGAGAATAGGATATGCCAAAGCGCATCAATGTTTATCCGCCCAGTGGTGGCGACCCTGTTGAGATTTATGAAGAGGATTTAGCTTCTTTTGAGGCTAAAGGCTGGCGAGCGGATTCACCCCGCGCGTCTAAAAAGAAGGCTGCTAAATCGGCAGTCGTCACAACCCCAGAAGTGGAAAAGGAGACTGAGTAATGGCTACGTTTACAGGTAGCTCCGGGGTGATTTTGGTCGGTTCAGATCAAGTCGCCGAGGTACGGAATTACAGCATCGAAGAAAACATGGATACCATCGAAGATTCCGCGATGGGCGATACAAGCCGGACATTTAAATCTGGCCTTAAATCGTTCAGTGGATCGGCTGATGTATTCTTCGACGATACTGACACTAGCGGCCAAGGTGCTTTGACTGTTGGTTCTAGTGTGACCATTTCTTTCCAAATGGAAGGCAATACCACTGGCGACCACAAACTAAGCGGAACAGCCTTAGTAACTTCACGCTCGATCAGTGCATCGTTTGATGGTATGGTTGAGGCTTCAATATCCTTCACTGGCACAGGTGCGCTAACTGAAGGAACTGTTGCTTAACTTAACTAAAGGAAAAGAATTATGGCGGCTAATTCAAAATCCAGAAAAGGTATCTCTGCAATCCAGAGGGCCAAAGCTCATTATCAAAGTCAGCCTATTAGGGAAATACAAGTTCCTGAGTGGGCTGACGATAATGGTGATCCATTCGTCTTTTATGTCAAACCATTCACTCTACAGGATCAAGGAAGGCTTCAATTTGCTATTCGGGATCAATCAGAAGCGGATGCTTTGGCAGAGGTTTTAATCCTAAAAGCCTTAGACGAAAATGGTGATAAGGTATTCGCTATCGGAGATAAGATTGATCTTCGACAGAACGTTGATGCAAAAGTCTTAGCTAGAGTCGCCGGACAGGTTATCGGTAACTCAGCCGAGGAATTGGAAAAAAACTAAGGCAAAGCGAGGAGCGCCAGTTTCGATTTTTTCTCGCGGATCGCCTTGGTATGACGGTTGAACGACTTGAAGCTGAAATGTCGGCTGATGAATTTATTGAGTGGTCGGTATATCATCAGATAGAGTCAGAACGGCAAAAAAGGGCGATGAGAAATGGCAACAACAAGGCTAGAAACGCGCCTCACGGCTAAAGACGATACTGGCCGCGCCTTTCGCTCATTACAATCAAGCCTAGCGACTGCTGATCGTGCGTTTGTAAATCTCACGAAGGTAGCTGCTGGGCTTGGTGCTGTTTTTGGCGGTGTATTTATCCGCGACCTTGTTGATGTAAATAAGAAGTTCCAATCCCTACAAGCGTCGTTGGTTACCTTTACTGGATCGACAGAGAAGGCTAAAGGCGCGTTCAACATATTAAAAGAATTCGCCAAAACGACGCCATTCTCCCTTGATGAGGTCGTTGGTTCGTTCAATGTTCTTATCGCTCAAGGCATTAAACCAACAGAAGCCCAGCTTCGTAATTTTGCCGATATTGCTGGTGGTACTTCTAAATCTATCCTTCAATTCTCTGAAGCGATTGCTGATGCATCGGTTGGTGAATTTGAACGCCTTAAAGAATTTGGCATCAAAACCAAAAAAGAAGGTGAAAACATAACCTTCACGATTGGCGATCTAACAAAGACCATAAACAACGATGCTGATTCTATTCTCAAAGCATTAGCTGATATTGGCGCAACAAAATTCGCTGGTGGCGCAGAAAGACAGGCTAAAACGCTTGGTGGCGCTTTTACTAACCTACGCGATACTGTCGATGAATTTATGTTCGAGATTGGCGAGGCTGGTTTATCAGCAGCATTGACTGATTTGGTTTTAGCCACGAAAGGCGTCATTCAAGGTAATGAAAGTCTAGCCAGAAGCATTTCAGATAAAGGCGTAAAAGCCATAAAAGGTTTTGTTGATGCAATTAGATTTCTAAATAGCAACTTCGCGACAATCTACAGAACAATGCAGGTCGTTTTCGGCGCTTTTATTGTTGGTAGAATTATAAACATGGGGCGAAACCTAGTCCAATTGGGAAAGGTTGTGGCTGCGGGTGTTTTAGCTTTTAGAGGATTAAGGCTTGCTGTTTTTGCTGTTCCGGCAGTTATATTATCGGTTACAGGTGCGGTATTTGGTTTGATTGATGGGTTCGATGATTTAATCGGGCGAGTCAAAGAATTTATAAAAGAAGTAGATGAAGACCTTAGAGTAACCGAAACCTTAAATGATGTAATGAAGGAATTTGGTCTTACGACCCTGGGTACTGCTGCAAGTGTCGATATTTTCCATAATGCAATGGAAGGCACCGCCGACGAGGTTGAATACAATATCGGCACTCTGGAAGATTATATTGGTAAACAGAAGGACTTAAAAGACCAAACCAAGGAAACATTTGGCGAAGGCGCTGTTCGAGGCGTTAGAGAATATTTCGATAGCATAAAAAACCATGCAGATAACGCCGCTGAATTCACTGGTGGCGCTTTTAGATCACTGCAAGACACGCTTTCTGAATTCTTTCAAACAGGCGATATAAATTTCGGCAGCTTTATCGACTCTGTTAAACGTGGCCTTGCTGATCTTGCTGCAAAAGCGGTTATCACAACTGGTATCGAATTCCTTGGATCAGTCTTTCCATCATTAAGGTTTGCTGAAGGTGGTATGGTTCCTGGCGCTGGTGGTCCAAAAGAAGATAATATTTTGGCTCGGTTATCATCAGGCGAATATGTCATTAAAGCATCGAGCGTTAATAAGTTTGGTCGTGGTTTCTTCGATAAATTGAACGCGGGTCAAATGCCTGGAAGTAATGTGTCAATTCCTGGTGGTATGGCTGAAAGTATGTTCCCAGGAATGTTTATTGGTGGGATTGTTAGCGACATATACAAAGGCGGAAAAAATTTAATTAAAGGTGCTGGAAAAGCATTTGACGCTTTCTTGAGCGACCCCATTGGTAGCGTTAAAACCTTAGTCACAAATTTTGATGACGTTCTTTTTGGTGCTGGCGCTTATGATATAGCAGTCGGCATTGCTACTGGCGATCCTAAACGCATCATTAAAGGCATACAAAATGCTGTTGGGATGATTGAAGATTCCATCAAAAATATGATTAACGGAATTATCAGCGGCGATCCAATGACAATCGCTCTGCTTGCTTCATCGTTCATATTGCCTGGAGTTGGCGCATCTATAAGTTCAGCTTTAGGACCTACTTTGGGCGGTAGTCTTGGCGGATTTATGACTGGCGTGACAACTGGGATAAGCAATTCATTCGCTGCTGGTATTCTTGGCTCTGGATCAATATCTGCACTCGCAGCTTCTGTTGGAATGGAGTTCTTGAAAGGTGCTGTTATTGATTCGCTTGCGGCTCAACTTTCAAATGCAATCGTTCCTGGCGTTCAAGGAATAGAATTTGGATCATCAGCATATGCTCACAATCGTGCTGATGCTTTTGCGACGCTCTACAATAAATCCGCTCCATACCTAGCCAGAGCTTCAGGTGGTCCAGTTACTGCAAATGATAATGTTCTGGTTGGTGAGCAAGGTCGAGAAATGTTCATTCCAAATCGTAATGGCACAATCTCTCCAATCAAATCTCAAGGCGCTGATCTAATAGGTGCAGTGGTTTCTATGAAAGAAGAGATTGTCAGTTTGCGCCGCGATATGGCTAGAATGATGAGTGGACAAGCTTTGGCTGGTGCGAGGGTATAATCGATGGTCGCAACTTCCCTCGCTGATCTAGTCTCCAATCCGTACGCAAAAAAGAAGTATCTGGTTATTCTGAAGCCTTACGATATTTCTGGAGCGGCAGAGACAACGCTTTATTATTCTGGTGAGGGTTTCGTTACATCTCCGACAGATACACCAGCAAACACATTATTCGAGCCACGTTTAATTGAGCCGATTTCATTCCAACGCTCGATGTTCTCTACTGGCAAATTGGGCGGTTTTAGTGTTCCTGGCTTTGGCAATCTTGTCTTAAATAATGCTGATGGTGGTTTAGATGCGCTATCAGGATACGCTTGGGATGGACGCTCTGTTGAAGTTAGGGTTGGCGAGGCTGGTGCAGCTTTTGCCTATTATTTCACGATATTCGATGGTCAAGCTCACTCAATAGAATTCGATGACTTGCAAATTAGAGTCATTCTAAGGGATCGACAGGACGACTTTCAACTCAACTTCCCAATCAACCTTTATGCTGGAACAGGTGGAAATGAGGGATCAGCAAACCTCGAAGGCAATCCAAAGCCATTATGTTTCGGTGAGGTTAAGAACATTGAGCCAGTTTTAGTCGATGCAGCGAATAGAGTTTATCAGGTGCATGATGGCCAAATCGAAGCAATCAACGATGTTTATGATGGTGGCGTGGCACTAACATTAACCACGGACTACACAGTCGATCTAACCAATGGCCGATTTACGCTAGTCGCAGACCCTACAAACGTAGTAACTGCTGACGTTGAAGGCGCAAAACCCAGTGGGTCGTATAAATCAACGGCTGCTGATATTGTTAGATTGATCGTTACTAGCTATGGCGGATTAGCTGACCCAGGCGATCTAAACACAACGTCATTTTCCGATCTAAATACTGCCAATAGCAGCACTGTCGGTATATACGTTAAAGACAATACAACCATCCTTGCAGTCGTCGATGAGCTTATGAATACAGTCGGCGGTTTCTATGGATTTGATCGCGATGGATCGTTCGAGGTTGGTCAGATTGCTTTGGCTTCTGGAACTGCTGATGCTGAGTTCGACAAAACAACGATGATCGAAATAACCCGCCTAGCTTCTGCTGTACCAAATTATCAAGTTCGCGTCGGTCATAGCAAAAACTATAAAACTATGAGCGAATCAGAATTAGACGCATCGATTTCCAGCGCTAGGCGTGATTTCCTGGTTCGTGAAACTTTATTTCAAACAGCAGAAGATACAGCAGTTCAAACACCATATCCTAATTCTGAAGCGTTGATTGTTCCCGCGTTGTTTAATGGATCAAGTCCAGCATCGACTGAGGCATCCAGGTTATTAACGATCTATAAAACTCAGCGGGATATTTATCGGGTAAAGGTTAAGACTCAGCCATATACCCTCAAGCTAAATGACGTGGTAAAAATAACGTTTTCTCGGTATGATCTAGGAAGTGGCAAATTGTTTCGGATTATATCGATATTTGAAGACGCTGCTGTTAATGAAGTCGAAATGGAACTTTGGGGATAGCCGATGAGCAACATGATTATCGGAGCGGTTAATTACGTTGATAGTGGAACCCTCACTGTTGATGATGAAGTTGCGACCCTTCCTGGCACATATCTTCAAGATCGACAAATTGTTCGCGTTTGGCGAAACACCCAATTAACAGCACAAATCGATGTTGATTTTGGCCAAGGTCGAATCGTCGATTTCGTTGCTTTAATTAAGAATAACATTTCGACCACTGGAACTATTCGCTGGCGTCTTTCTAATGTCTCGAATTTCGCCACAACGGTTTATGATAGTGGTGTCGTTGATGCTTGGCCGATTGTTGAGGAATTTGGAACCTTACCTTGGGGTGTTTTCTCTTGGGGTGGTTATCTAAATCCAACTGTTGCTGCTGAATACACTATTAGCGCGTTCGATATTCTCGATAGCACTGTTCAAGCTCGATATTTGCGAATTGATATTAGCGATCCAGATAACGCTGATGGTTATTTGCAGGCTGGTCGTTTACTGGCTGGACCCGCTTACAGACCATCGATCAATTACGCTAATGGAGTTGAATTTGAATTCGTTGATGAAAGCCGGGTAACTAAATCCAGGGGTGGTCAAACCTTTGTTGATGAGGTGGAGCGGTTTAGACGAATTCGATTTGATTTGATAAACCTTCCTGAGAATGAAATATTCCAGAATGTTTTCAACCAGATTGATCGGCTAAAAGGTATCGCAGGGGATGTATTTATCGTCCCTCAACCAGATAAAGCGAGTACATGGCCGACCCAAAATATTTATGGTAGGATTACCAATACCGATCCTATCGTCAATTCATCGCTGACCTATTATGGTCGCCGCATTGAAGTCGAGGAGCTAATCTAATGGCGTTTCCAGTTACGTTAAACGGCAGAACCTACACTCTCGCTGACTTTGAGGGTACTAATTACGTTGATGGGCTTCCTGATGCGTTTGAGGATTTTGTTACCCATGCTGGTTCGATCTATAAAACCACTTCGACGACTTCTAATACGATTGGCACTGGCTCGAAATCCTTCACAACTGCCGATAATAGTCTTCCATATCAGGTAGGAACGCCACTCAGAATAAGCGATGGAGCGGCTCCCGCTACAAATTGGATGGATGGTATTGTTACCGCCTATAGCGGAACTAGCTTAACAGTTAATGTTGTTAGTTATGCCGGATCGGGTACTCTTACTGATTGGGATATAAATATCGGCGGTGGTGGCACTAGCTACACTGGAACCTTGCCAATAGCTCAAGGTGGAACTGGTGCAACGACTGCTGGTGCTGCTGCGACCAATCTAGGATTGGGGACTGGTGATTCTCCTACGTTTGCTGGGCTGACTGTGGACACTAACACGCTGTATGTGGATAGCGCTAACAATCGGGTTGGCATTGGGACGACTTCGCCTAGTGCTAAGTTAGAAATCCCTACTGGTGGTATTAGGGTGAACTCCTCTGGCACAGATACCAATTCAAAAATAGGCAACTTTGGCGTTGCAGGATATGAGGGTTATATAGAGCCTTACGATTCAAATGCTTTTACAAATATCGTAAATACTGTTTCAACGAAAGGAATTACATTCCAAACCAACGGCTCCGAACGCGCGCGCATCGACAGCAGCGGTAACTTGCTGGTGGGTAAGTCTTCCAATGATAATACAGATGGTGTGGTATTAAAGGCAGATGGCGAAGGCTATTTCGTAAGGGACAATAATTCACCACTTTCTGCAAACCGCCTTTCCACCGATGGTGTGATACAGTACTTCTTCAAGGATACCAGCCTTGTGGGGAGTATTGGGACTGGTTTAAGTGGCGGTTCAGAGTTTGGGATTAAGTCAAGCACTGGGGAACTCCAGCTTGCTACTTCTTACAATAGCAACACTGTAACTTGGGATGGCACACAACTTTACCCTTCATCAACAAATGATCTTGGGGCAGCATCATTCCCATGGGAAGACCTCTACCTCACTGGCTCCGTGTATCTCGGCGGGACAGGGTCGGCCAATGCGCTGGACGATTATGAAGAGGGTCTTCATACGCCCATAATTTATGGAAGTACAACTGGAACTGGCACACCTCTACCAATAAGATCAACCTATGATAAGTTGGCATATACTAAAATTGGAAGGCTCGTTACCGTCCAAGGTAAATTGGAAACCTTAGGCAGTCATTCTGCTACTGGTGCTCTACAAGTAACCCTTCCATTTACTGCTGCAAATTTAGACGATTCAGCGGGTATTGGTGCTGGAACAGTGTTGTTTTATAGGACAGGGCAATTGCATACTAATCCAGCAGGAATTGTTGGCGAAGGTGACAGCGCTGTATCGTTTTATGAAAACTCAGGTACTGGTGACCTAGAAACTATATTAGCACAAGATATGGATAGTGCTATAGAGTTCTTCCTTAGTGTTACATACATGACAACATAACCCAGCAAGCGTTGGGTCGGACAGTCCAAGCCATAAGGAGATAAACAATGGCACTAACAGAAAGAACAGTAGAAGACAAAATTGAAATCGTTGGTGATTACAAACATTTGCAGGTGCGAACCGCAGTCGTCATCGAGCGCGACGGTGTAGAGATCAGCCGCAGTTTTAGCCGTCATGTAGTATCACCCGGCGACGACGTATCCGGTGAAAGCGCTGAAGTGCAAGCCATCGCAGCCGTTGTTCACACCGCTGAAGTAATTGCTGCTTATCAAGCGCATATAGCCTCACAGGATACACCATAATGGCAATCACATGGTCAATTCTAAACACTGAGTACCTTTTATCAGAAGGTGGTCAAACCAACGTCGTTAATCGCTTACACTGGCAATGTGTCGATAGTGACGATAACGGCAACCAAGGTCGTGCATATGGCACTGTTAGCGTTCCAACCGACGATTTATCAAACTTCACACCTTATGCTGACGTCACTGAAGCGGAAGCTCTACAATGGGCATTTGACGCTTTAGGTGCAGAGCAAGTTACAGCTATTGAGGATGGTGTAGCTGCACAACTTGCAGCACAACAAAATCCAACGGAGGGAAGCGGCACTCCGTGGAATTAACCTTGGCCGCATAACGGGAGAAAGTAATGAGCGAAGAAAACACATTAGAAATTGATGGTGTAAAACATAACATCGAAGAAATGACGGATCAGCAGAAAGCTATGCTTAAACACGTTGCAGATTTGGAACAAAAGCTCACCAATGCTCGGTTCAATCTCGATCAGTTGCAGTTTAGTCGTCAGGCATTTATTGATGCATTAAAAGCATCGTTGAACGAAGAAAGTTAAGCAATGCAGCCTGGGATTCACTTTTTTACGACTGCTGAATTAGTGATCCTTGGCGTATTAATGATCGTTTTGGTTATAGTTTGGAGCCGAAAATGAACCAAGATAATCGCGTTTTGTTTGATTGGTCGGCTCTAGGAATTACGGCTGGTGCGCTAATGGAAATATTACCAGCTATCTCTGCGGCGCTCTCTATCGTGTGGCTTTCGCTACGCATATATCAGACTGTTTCGGAGATGCGGAATGGACGGCGCGATTGATATACGTCTTATTGTTACGC